CGGCGTTTAGCTCTATTATACTTACGAAATACACCGTCCCACATGCCAAGTTGTGATGGGTCTATATAGTCTCGACCAGGAGAAACTACACTGAATTCTTTCCACAAAATATTTTCTTCGGGATCAGTAATATTGTCGAAATAAATCCACTGATTGTCTTTTATAATGGCTCTCATACTATTTAAATACAGTACAATTACCCAATTTCACACTTATCGCCATCGCAAAATTTGCTGCCGACAGCTTCTTCAATATAAGATGTGAAATCAACAGGCTTAAGTTTTGCATTATATTCAATAACTTCTTCAATTGTGCATGGTTCATATGGTGCTTGCACATAACCATGATTACTGTGAGGCAAAAAGCTAATTCCTTTTAATTGATCCTCATAAGCAGTCAACACTCTAGAAATTTCGTTCACTTCATCACTTTTAAATTTAATAGTGCATGACACTTGATTGTCAGCCCAATATCGTTGATAATCAACAACATTGACAACTTGTTCCCAAATACTAACATCTTCAACCGGCCTAACACTTTCATCAGCAACAGCAAATTTAAACACCACAGTCCTGTCTGGATCAGATACAGCTGGTTCATACTCATATCCGGCGTCGGCCAGAATTTGAACCAATATACTGTCACTAGATACCCTAACCCTGCGCCAATAAGTACTGGCTTCCGGATGATGAATTCCGGGAGTTGCTCCCGCTAACAATGACACAGTACCACTCGGTTTAACTGATGTCTTCTTAATAGAATTTTGGACACAAAGCCATTCCGAATAAACATCGTCCCATCTATCAACTTCATTGTAACCAGCATCACAAAAATCTCGCAAAACAGCGCGACGTCCAAATTTTGCAAATGCTTGAACAATGCCGCTTTGCGATAACCCAATCCGACGATTACGTAGCATAACTGGATTGGTTCTTGGATTGTGCGTTGGCAACAAAGTAACAGTTTTAGCATACAAGTACGCGAATTTCAAGGTGCGCATGTAATCAGCAGCATTGTCATGGTTAGCAGGGAATGTTTCTACTAAGCAACACAACTCATATGACTCTAAGGATTGCTCTAAGCATGGGTTTCCGCCCATAACACGTCCGTCAATCCCAGGTTTACAACCATCCAGCATACGACCATAATCGCGCATGTTGTCTAGCCATGCCAAGCCGGGTTCACCATTGACAGCAATCTGTTCTCCAATAGCATCATAATCCATGCCGACATGGGCAAATATTGAATTATTAGAAGCCCAACGATGGCTGTTCAGCGCATTCCATGTTTTAATAGCTGGCAATAATCTTTCTTCTGGTATGCCGCAATCTTTAAAGTCATCAATAGACGCACTATACTTACTGTTAGAGTATAATTCGCTGGTTACTTTATAAAACTTTTCAACATCATCGCTTTCTAATGTTGCGGTGACATTTTTCATGCCGTAATATTCAGCATCATCATGCTCACCGAAAGCAATTTCTGCGGTACGCCTCACGTTTCCGGCAACAACACACCGGCCAATGTAATTCATAATGTCAACAATATCAACACTACTTAACGTTTGGTCACTTCTATTGCCCAGCAATGCACGTGTTAGATTATGTAATTCTTCTAAAATTGATGGTCCAGACGCTGTGCCGCCAAATCCCTTGATGAGCGACCCTGCCGGTCTAATCGCAGAATAGTCAAAATCAACCCACCCATCATCTGATTTTACAGTATACGATTCAATTAGCATCTTTAATGAATAACTCCACCCTTCGCGAGAGTCATCTACTAAATGCACTATCTTGTTTTCTGCTGGTTGCGATATTTTCAATTTGCCAGCACCTTTAGTGTCAAAACCAATGCCAACACCAAGCATGGCCATATCTATCATAAAACAAAATGGCTCTGCTGGGTCAGATTCAATATCAGTAGTGGAAACATATCCGCAATTGTTTAAAGCAGCACTGCCACGGTCCCACATAAATTTAGTGCCCATCATCCAAAGTCCTCTGCCGGGCGGCAAAAATTTCATTTCCCACATTAACTGGAACATTTCTTGGGCAGAATTTTGTGCCTTCGCGTAATCCCATGGAATGTGGATGCGCTTGCAATGCCTGCGCTGGATTTCATAACATCCTTCTACAACTCTCACCAATGTGTCTAAAAAACACTCTTTAGTGCCGTCTTCTTTAACACGAGAATAAGTTCTATAAAACGTAAATTCTCCCAACCCATTAAATCCAAAATTAGGCTGTTTATCTTCATACGACTCGATAAATTTTGGTTCTAATTTAAAATAAACTTCTTGATCACCTTCAAGAGGAGCGAAAAATTGGAGCCCTATAATGTTCTCTTTCTTATTGGTTGTTATCGACACGATACTTTGCAATCCTTTCCTAGAATTTCTTTAGATCGTTTCTGATTAGAAACGTCTTGGTAAAATTTATTTCTGATTTTATACAATCTTGTCGCACTTGGCAACATTTCAACTTCATCACCATTTACTCTTTTAATGGCTCGACCACATGATTTAGACAATGATAAATACAATTCGGACAATTTTGAAGCTTGATACCATTTAACTAAGTTGCAAAAAGCATCAGGGTTAGATTTATCAAGCAACACGTCAATTGTCCCTTTACCATCAACATGAGACGCAACCCATTTTTTAGAATCAGCCAATGAACAAATTAATTGGCTATTGTCGGACGATTCTTCTTGTAGTATTTTATAACATACATCAAGTAAATTCCCCTGATGTAATGCTGCAAGACCTTTGTGCATAATTTTTAATGTTCTAGACCGTTCAATTGCAATGTTGATGAATCGACGAGAAGTTACCTCATCGAATTCCCATTCCTCAAATTTTTTGGCAATTGATTTAACATATCGCCACTGGTAGGTCTTTGTTGGGTCAGTATTTGCGGGGAACATCAACTTACGTCCGTAACGTATATAAGCTTCAGAACACCACTCCCAAACTTCCCAAATAATTTCATTTTTAATATCTGTCGATGTGCTCATAACATTACAAATACAAGGAAAAATCATGGAAAAACAACCTAAATTATGCGACGAAGATTCTCCCAATACCACAGAAGAAAAAAGTACACAAAGCATATTTGACGAACGATTCCATGTTTTCATGAATCAATTTGGCGAAACTTGCGAAGACGAAGGTGCTACTATCGCAATAGCAATTGTGGTGGATCCCAAAATAAAAGATCAGCCGATCATCTTTACCAGAGGTGGATCATATGAAACAGCCATGTTGATGGCACACGTTCTACGCAATATGAAGCAAATGATAAACAACGAATTGAACACAGACACATAATAGTGTCAATCAGCCACTAAATTAGGCGAAATGAATAGAGAATCTACTCTATTTTTAATATCATGGTCATCAAGATTGTTATAACAATCTGATAAAATATTGTGCAATTGGCTATATTTGTCTAAATTTAAGCAATAAACTGTTATTTGCAAATTATTAAATTGAATCGGGATCAGCGTGCCTCCCCATTTTTTATTAAGTTCTTCCATGAACTTATCACACACAAATTTAGTAATTGAAGTCGAATCTCCAATATACGTTCTAATCGATCCTTCAACAGACGCCAATGCTTTAGCTGAATCAGTATGACAATAAACTTTGTTTAAATCATTATCATAAACAATAATCCAAATCGGCACTACTTTATTGTGAAACTTGCTGATCAAATTATCCCTTTTGATAAAAGTAATTTATAGATCTTTGACCTTCCACCACCAATTCATTTGGCGATATTTTATCATCATCAGCACCGCCCGAAATATTTTCTGTAGCTAATATATTGTCAATTGGAGAAAACAAATCAACATAGGCAACACCATCGACTTTGTTAATCGCATCAATTAAATTAGACGTATGCAATGCTTGCCCCATATCCCACTCATCTGAATTAAAAAAAGCATCCATTGCCGATTCCACTCTTTCTTTAATCACACCCGCGTCAGCGTTTCTATCAACTACAACAGTCATATCTACATCCACAGGATGCAAAACGCCATCAAATATTTCAACATAATCTGTTAAAACATTTAAATTTTCATAAAATGTTTTAAGGCCTGCTTTCAAACCCGCACTTGGCAATGTCGGTTTAAAATTTAAATCTTCTGCTAAAACATATATTTCTATTTTATTTGCGTTCAGTGATGTTTTAATTGTAGCAACTGCTTTGCTAACTGACCCAAAAGCTGGATGAGCAAAAGAACTAGCAACTTGCGCATAATCCTGCGCAGTTACAATAGAATTATGGAGTGCGAAATCTCTAGGTGCTCTTTTTTTAGCATTATCTAACGATTCTTTGTCAGTACCACCACTAGACGACACCACATTTCTGAATCTCACCGTTACCGCAGCGTCAAATGGTGGCAGTGGGGACAAAGATCTTACTTCATCAATTTGCCCAACGCCTATTCTGCCCCTTAAGCCGCCGCCAGTTCTATATTTAATATCAATAGATTGCCCGGACACCGGAGCAGTGCCCGCAACATCATCACCGAATTTAAATATCGCAGCGTTTTCAACAAAACTAACTTCAACCACTTTATCATTCGGGCCGAATCTTTCGATAGCTTCAAATAAAACAGTCCACTCTTCTTCATCAGACCCCGTTTTCACAGTTACAAATATCGGGCTGTCCAAAAAATTTGCCTTCTCCACTATTATTTCTTGGTTTGGGCCACCAGCGCTCGTATGCGACACAACAGTTTCAAATGATCCTTCTATACCGTGAGCTATTACGCCTCTTTTACCAGCTGGTATAGTTATGGAACTTGTAAAATCGCCAGGCGCACGAAATACTTCATAAATTAGTGATTTACCATCCGGCCCAGTCAGTGTAAACATTGTTCCAGCCAATATTTCAATATCACTAAACACTTCCTGATCCACACTAATTTCAATGTCCACCACTGATGGTGTTTGTCTTTTCAACTTTTGGTTTATTAACGCCAAATGATTGATTATCGCTTCTTCAGTTTTAGCAGTTGTAAGAAATGCTTCATTTGCTAACATATCAGAGCGCAATGATAATTTTCCAGTAATAGATGCCAGAATTTCCATTATCATCATTATACCATTACTGGCAACAAAATCATTGAATTCATTTGGGAAATATGTTTTAATATATTCTAATATTGCCCTACGCGCAGTGGTATATTCCAAACCACTAAAATCCAATCTTTTCAAATTAGCAGGCGGTAACAGTACACCAAATTCATCTGGTTCTGTTGGTAAATCAAATAATGTTTCTCTTTGATCAGCCATTGTTAACCTCAGTTCCTATAAATGTTTCTATTGAAAATTTGACGCTTTCATCGTCAGCCAATAAAAGATCTATAATTATTTGTATTCTATTATTATCACTTTCATTTACAATGACAATATTTCTTACTTTGACTCTTTTTTCATGTGCGGATATGTTCGCCGCTATGCTTCGTTTTAAATCGTCAGCAGCGAATTCATCATGAGGGTCAAACAATTGAGTTTTTATATTGGTACCAAATGAAGGCCTCATCACCCTCTCCCCGGGCACTGTCATTAGCAATTGTAAAATATCATTTTTGATAAGACGTACATCTTCCTGTCTTTGCAATATTCCGCCAGTTATGAAGGGTGGATTAAACCCGAAAAAATCTGCCATTATTTCATTACCAATGATATTTTACGTAGTTCGTCAGAAATCACCTTAGCATCAGCTGCATGTTTATTCGCATCGCTCACAGCTATGTCTTTAGCATTAATAGCATCAGACAATTTAACATCCAATTGCACTATTAATTCATTTATTTCATTGTCATATTCATCAGATTGATCAACAATAACTTTTAAAGCACCTGTGGTTCGACGTGTTTCATTAATTATTTTTTGATTATTATTAATCAATACTTCAGAATTAGCCCTTAATTCTTTCAAATCATTTAACTTATCGCTCAATTTTTTATGCACAACAAACGATGCCTCATCCACAATCGATTGTCCGTCAATATCCACGCCCAATTTATCATAATCAATAACGGCCACATCATGCTTATATTCTGTTTTATTGCTAACCAGCATCGGATCTACCGCGCGAACATTAACGCTTCCAAATTCCAACACTTGACCCATTCCAAATTGTTTAACATTATTGCTGGCGGTGGTAGCAGACGCTTTAGATGTTGTGAATGCTAAGCCACCGACTGATTTTCTTGGCGTAGTAGTAATAGTTTTCAACAATTTTTTCCTATTAGACACACCTTCTGGGATTTTAGGATATAATTCAGAAATCCTAGGAGGATCTGCCATACTTATAGTATAAGTCACATTTCCGCTATTACTGGGAGCGGCAGGAATCACATTCTTGTATAACCCTGTCGGTGAATTTATAATCATTTATTTTGATCATCCTAATTTTCAAGTTTATGTTCAACTTCTTCTCTCGGGCATTCTTCGAACGGTTCATTGTAAATAGCAGCTCTATCTGTAGGTTCGACTTGAGGTATTTGCGGCGGCGATAATGATTCCGCCAATGATGGCGGAACAGGCGTTCCAGGACTGCCTTTAGGAGAGCCAGCACCCGGACCCGGCATCACTGGTGAGAAAAACCCATCAAATTTTTGTGCGTTTACTGTAGTGCCAAATTCAGCAGATGTTGCCGTTACTCCAAACTGGCCGCCAGTTTGATTATTAATTGGACCACCGCTAATGTTATCAATTCCAGCCGTTGACGAATTTCGAATATGACCTTCAGAAAACACACCATATTCCGAGGCACAGTGCATATTAATATTGTTTCCAGCCTTCATCGTTATATCATTAGCAGCGTCAAAATGAATATTAGCCTCAGATTTTATTTCTACATCGCCAATTGAGTAAATTTTGATTTTACCAGTGCCATTATATATTACTATTTCTTTACGTGCATCATGAAACCATTGATACATATTATTGCCATCTTTAGCACGCCACACACCAACTTCAAATCGCTTGCTCCACCACATTCCTCGATGCTCGCTATCAACTATTTCAGCCCAAGAGCCGTCTCCCTTAGAACCATCGCGCATTTCCACACCTTGATGTAAATCACCCGATTGCGACGGATTAACCGAACGTTTTGGTTTAAATCCATTATTAGCTCTAGTTTTTAATCTAATATATTCATTGTCATGATCAATTTTAAGATGATGAGAATTCTTTTCAGGATCTTTTATCATCGTTGGTTTACGAATAAATTCATTTTCTTTCACACCTCTCCATTTAGGTGTCCATCCTTTGCCCATACTAGCCGCC